GAACCCGAACGAGCTAGCTCTCGCCCGCGTGATGGCCAAGGAAGGCACGAACGACCTCGAAACCTGGGCCGGTCGCATCCCCTGGCGCCACGACAATATGGCGTCAGTCGACGACATCATCGGCAGCAAGACCGTGACCGAAAGCACCGGGCGCGGCAAAAACAAAGTCACCACATCGGAAGAGGTGCCATTCAGCCTGCGCGATCAGAAGAAGGAGGAGATCAATCGGATTTATGGCGTGCAGGGACGCGGCAAGGGCGGCCTGGGTGTCTCAGGCAGCGCCGACTATACCCGCATCGGCGAGACGGCCCAGCGCATCGTCCAAGATCCAGATTTTTACAGGTTCAGGGGCCAGGGCGAGGGCGGCGCATCGGAGGCCGAAAACTGGAGCAATTTCGTCAGCCGCGTGCAGAACCAGACACCCGGCCTGGGTGCCAAGACGGGATCACTCGGCGCCGTCTGGCAAGATCCACAAAACGCCGCTATCTCGGCGATCGATCGCCATATGCTGCGCCACTTCGGCGATAGCATCTTCGCTAACCCGGCAGACAAGATCGCGTTCGAGAGCGGCGTGATCGATCGCTACAATACGCGCATGGGCAACCAGCCCGAAAACCGGATCACGCGCTGGGATCAACTGCCCGCCCAGGATCAGATGGACGCCAAATTCGCCTTCCTCAACAACCAGCAGAGCATGAAGACCGGCATCGCCGTCAAAGGCGCCGCCAAGCAGGGCGCTCAAGGCCCACCGATGCAGAGCCCCAGGCTACCAACCCACCTGCAGGGCGAGAACGCGCGCTGGATCAGCACACCCGACGAGGTCAAGCTGATGAGCGGCCCCTATACCCGCCTGCTCGAAGAAAACGCCAAGAGCGCCAAAGCTGTCGGCCAGGGCACGTTCAGCAACCAGTGGATGCTCTGGGACCGCATCAGAAACAGGCTGGAGCCGCATGAGATCATGAACCCAGGCCTCGCCAAGGTGCCGCGCATGTCGCTGCAGCAGCACATGCGGGCGCGCCAATACCTCAAGGACGCCGGCTATCTCGACAACATCATGAAGGAAGGCGGAAAGCCGGTGAAAGACCCCTACACCGGCAACACCATGATGCTGCCAGTCGAGCCGATGGGCCGCCTGGGACAAGCCGCATACTTCTAGGAGCCAGCCCATGACCAAGTTCGAGTATGCCACGCGCGACCTCAGCAAGGAGGACAGCGCCAAGCAGGCGATCGAGCGCCAAGCGCACGCCAGAGGCCAGACCATCGCGGAATGGCGCGTCTACACCGCAACCGATCACCCAGGCCTGCAGAGCTATGACGACACCAAGGATGTCGAGCACCTGATCGTCGAGGGCTATACCACCGCAGCCGAGGCCGCTGCCGCCGACAAGCCGCCCAAGCCCCCGAAACCAAAGGACGAGCCCATGGTCAACCCACTGGCAGAGACATGAGCCATGCCCGTGCTCGACACCCAAAAGCATGAACTGTTCGCCAGGGCGCTCGCTAAGGGCAAGACCGCGACAGAGGCCTATGTCCTGGCCGGTTATGCGCCTGATGACAGCAACTGCAAGCGCCTTACCGGAAATGACCGGATCAGGACCAGGGTCGCTGAGATCAAGGAACGCGCCGCCGCAAGGACCGAACTGACGGTCGCCTCGATCACCCGCAAACTGCTGCAGATCGCCAAGGAGGCCAAGGCCTTCAACGAGCCCGCAGGCCACTCGGTCGCCCGACAGGCAATGATGGACGCAGCCAAACTGAACGGCCTCGTCATCGACCGGGCGATCACCGAGAACTGGCACCATGACATCAGCAACAGCCCTGCGAGCGAGGACGAGTGGATCGAGGCCCATAGCACCCACTAAGCCGGTCATCGTCTGGCGACCGCAGGCAGGCCCGCAGCACGCCTTCGTGACGTGCCCGATATTCGAGGTCGTCTATGGCGGCGCGAGGGGCGGCGGCAAGACCGATGCCGCGATCGGCGACTTTGCGCTGCACGCGAAAGAATGGGGACCGTGGGCCTGCGGACTGTTCATTCGGCGCACCCTGATCGCGCTGCTGCCGACGATCGAGCGCGCCAAACAGATTTACAAGCCGCTCGGCGCGATGTGGCAGGAGCAGAAAAGCCGGTTCGTCTGGCCGAACGGCGCGATGCTGTATTTCAGGTATCTCGATCGCGACGACGACGCCGACAACTATCAGGGCCATTCCTACACGCGGGTCTATGTGGAGGAACTGACCCAGTTCCCCTCACCCGTGCCGCTCGACAAGCTCCGCGCCACCCTGCGCTCGACCCATGGCGTGCCGACCGGCTACCGGGCCACCTGCAACCCTGGCGGCCCTGGCCACACCTGGGTCAAGGCGAGGTACATCGACAACGGCGCGTACACGGTCGTGCGGGAGAGTTTCGTCAACCCGTTCGACGGCAGCACGATCACCACCGGGCGCGTGTTCATCCCGGCCCGGTTGAGCGACAACCCGGAACTGCTGCGCAACGATCCCAGGTATGTCGCCAACCTGTTCCAGGCTGGCTCGCAGGCCCTGGTCAAGGCATGGCTGGAGGGCGACTGGAACGTCGTCGAGGGCGCTTTCTTCGACAACTGGACCGGGCGCAACATCATCCAGCCGTTCGCCGTGCCCGAGACGTGGCTGCGGTTCCGGTCGTTCGATTGGGGCTATGCGGCGCCGTTCTCATGCGGCTGGTGGACGGTCGTCGGCGACGACATGCGCGGCATGCCTCGCGGCGCGCTGCTGCGATATCGGGAATGGTACGGCGCGAGGAGCCCGAACGTCGGGCTGAGGATGACGACCAGCGAGGTGGCGCAGGGCATCCTGCAGCGCGACCAGGGCGAGACGTTCACCTACAGCGTGGCCGACCCGTCGATCTTCAGCGAGGACGGCGGCCCGGCGCGGAGCGAGATCTTCGCCCAGGCCAAGGTCTATTTTCGGGAGGCTGACAACAAGCGGGTGACGGGCGTCGGCGCGCTCGGTGGCTGGGACGAGATGCGCCAGCGGATCAGGGGCCAGGACGAGCGCCCGATGCTCTACGTCTTCGATACCTGCCGCGACTTTATCAGGACCGTGCCGTCGCTGCCGCACGACCCCAAGCACGCCGAGGACATCGACACCAACGCCGAGGACCACATCGCCGACGAGGCGCGCTACGCCTGCATGTCGAGGCCGTGGGCTCCGATCATCAGGCCGATCGAGCCGACCCGGCGCGACCGCTACCAACCCCGCGAGATGAGCAAAAGCTGGAAGGTGCGCTGACATGCCAGAAGAGCGAGACGAGATCACCGGCCAGCCGATCGCCGGCAACCAGCGACCGGACCCGGCCTTCACCGACGACGAGCGCGAACTGTTCAAGCAGCCAGGGCGCGAGCCCATGAGCGAGGACGCGATCAGCGTGATGCAGAGGGCGCAGGCCGACCTCCTCGACCGCTTCGCAGCCTTGAGCAAGGGCGAGGGCGCGGTCGGCAGCGTGCAGGGCGTTCCGGGCTGGACGCACAGCCGGCCTGACGCTTCCCCCTCGCCAAGCCTCTATGACCGCGTCACCAAGCTGGAGCACGCCGTCGAGGCACTGAGCCGGTACCTGACCAAGAGCGACGGCGACTGAGATGCGCGAACAACCCCTGACCCGCGAGCAGTTGAAACGCCTGCTCACGGGCGTCGAGCGCGTGCGCCACGATGACGGGCTCATCGAGTATCGCTGGCACAAAGGCGGGCTCGCCAGCGTGGTCCTGCGCCTGGGTGGCGATCCTGATCGCCGGGCGGCTGAGTGGCGGCGCGAGACGCTGCAGAGGAGGCGGTGATGGCACTGGTCGACCTCAGCCGGCGCGGACAGCACACGCCTGAACCCGACAACGACGACGACGAGGACGGCAAGATCACCGTCGCCAAGCTGGTGACGATGTTCGAGGAGAGCGAGGACGCCAGCCTGGACGCGCGCTCGGCGTCGGAGCGCGATCGGGACTATGTCGACAACATCCAGTTGACCGACGAGGAGGTGAAGGAACTGGAGGAGCGCGGTCAGCCGGCGATCATCATCAACCGGATCAAGCGCAAGATCGACTTTCTCAGGGGCTACGAACTGGAGCGCCGGGTCGACCCGCGCGCCCTGCCGAGGACGCCGGCCCATGAGCAGGATGCCGAGGCGGTCGAGCAGGCACTGCGCTACGTCAACGAATATGAGCACATGGACCAGAAGCGCAGCCGCGTCTGGGACAACCTGCTGGTCGAGGGCATGGGTGGCTATAGCGTCGGCGTGCGCGACAGCTATGAAGGCCTCGACATCACCATCTCGCGCTGCCCCTGGGACCGGATCTTCTACGACCCGCACAGCAGCGAGCCTGACTTTTCCGACGCCGGCTATATCGGGCTGGTGCGCTGGCAGGATCAGGCCGAGGCACTGACCCAGTACAAGGACAACCCCGATGCTGAGGATATCCTTGCCGCGACCATGGCCTCGACCTCTATCTCGGACACCTATGACGACAAACCCAAGTTCAAGACCTGGGCCGATCGCAAGCGCAAGCGCATCAGGATCTGTCAGATTTGGATCAAGCGCGACGGGCAATGGTTCTTCGCCGAGTATACCAAGGGCGGCATCCTCAAGCATGGACCCAGCCCGCACGTCACTGACAAAGGGGAGAGCGACTGTGAACTGATCTTCGGCTCGGCCTACGTCAACCGCGACAACGACCGTTATGGCATCGTGCGCGAGATGATCGGCCCCCAGGACGAGGTCAACAAGCGCCGGTCGAAGGCCTTGCACAACATGAGCGTGGCGCAGACCACGATGGAGGAAGGCGCCGTCA